GCTTCTATAAATGCAAGAGTTATGAATACAGTTGGTCTTGGCTATGAATTTATTGAAACAACAAAAGCTCGCAGAAAACTTGAGAAAGCATTTGAAGACGAAGAAAAACTAGCCAGAGTTAGAAAAACTCTTCAAGATGAAAAAGAAATGATGGATGAAATTTTTGAAAATTTCAACATTGAAGAAACATTGATTGAAACTCTTGTTAGAGTTTGGCAAGATGTTCTTGCAACTGGTAATGGCTATCTTGAAATTGGTAGAAATAGGGCAGGAAAGATTGGCTATATTGGTCATGTTCCATCTCCACTTGTTCGCATAAGAAGAGAAAGAGATGGCTTTGTTCAGATCGCAAAAAGTAATAAAATACAAGCAGTATTCTTTAGAAACTTTCAAGATTTTGAAACAAAAGATTCTATTAACGAAGATCCTTCTCCAAACGAATTGATGCATTTTAAAATTTATTCTCCAAACCATGCCTACTATGGAATACCATCATCAGTATCAGCGGCTGCTGCAATTATTGGAGATAAGTTTGCTAAAGAGTATAATATTGATTATTTTGAGAACAAAGCTATTCCAAGATACGCAATTATTATCAAGGGTGCAAAACTTAGCAATAAATCAAAACAAGAATTAATTAATTACTTTAGAACTGAAGTAAAGGGAAGAAATCATGGAACACTCGTTGTACCAATACCAGCATCTATTGGTACAGATAGTGATATTCGTTTTGAAAAACTTGAAGCTGGTATTCAAGATGGTTCTTTTGATAAATATCGTAAGTCAAATAGAGATGAGATCTTGGTAGCCAATAGAGTTCCAGCACCAAAGGTTGGCGTTTATGATAACGCAAACCTGGCAGTTTCAAGAGATGCTGACAAAACTTTTAAGATGCAAGTAATTGGTCCAGACCAAGCAGTTATTGAAAAGAAATTGAATAGACTTGTTCTTGAATTTAGTGATCTTGTTAAACTTAAACTAAAAAAGATTGATCTTATTGACGAAGATTTGCAATCAAGAGTTGATGACAGATATCTCAGAACTGAAGTTGTTACTCCAAATGAGATTAGAACAAGACTTGGCCTTCCAGCAAAGGTTGGAGGAGATGAGGCTCTTCCTTATCCAACAAAACTTAAGAAAGAGGCTGGCGCTCCATTTGGTAATACAAACAACCATGCAACAAATCCTCCTAAAGCTGAGGGTGATTCTGGAACGGTTCCAAGCGGTTCTGAAGAAAGTGGAACCAATGCTGAAAGAGGTCAAAGACAAGATTCAAATGACAATAGTGAAGCACAATAATCTTTATTTATTGTCATTATGAAATAAAATAATTTACAATATTAGTATTGTAAAAACAGGAGGAAAAATGGAAGCAAGTCTAGTATATTCAGATACTTCGGTATCAAGCGCAGACGGTACAGTTTCTGTTGGTCACCATACCAGCAGTATTAATTTTTTAAATTTAGATACGACTACTAATGCAGTTGTTAAGCTTAATAATCAATTTAGTGTTTTAATCCCTAAAGCACCATCCGCTGGTGGATGGGACTATACAGAAATCTATGGCGACTATACAAAGTTTGAAGTCATCACAGCAAACGTATCATTAGCAGTTTTTGCTGTTGGCTGATATTGTAATATTTAAACAAATAATGTATAATTCATTAATTGTAAGAGGTTTTTATGTCTGAATTCACAATTAGTTTTCCAATTGAAATGATCAAGAAGGAACAAAGAATTGTTAGTGGTATTGCAACCGCAGATAATATTGATAAAGCTGGAGATCTAATTGATTTTAATGCCTCATTAGAAGCATTTAAGAGTTGGCAAGGCAATATTAGAGAAATGCATGCCCCAATTGCCGTTGGGAAAGCTGTCAATTACGAGCCAGTGAAGATTAAAGGTCCAGACGGAGAGATTTATAATGCAATTAGAGTTGATGCTTATATTTCAAAAGGAGCAGAAGACACTTGGCAAAAAGTTCTTGATGGGACATTAAGATCTTTCTCTGTAGGTGGAAAAATTGTACAGAAAGAACAAATGGCTAACAAGTCATACAACGGAAGACCAGTTAACCATATTAAAAAATATGTTCTTGGTGAACTTAGTTTAGTTGATAATCCAGGAAATGCTTTGGCAGTTATTGACATTATTAAAATGAATGATTCTGGAGAACTTGACTATATTCTAAAGATTGATTGTGGAGATATTGATTTATCAATCCCAGAGTCTGTTCAAAATGCCGCAAGAGTCGGCCTTGAGCAAAGAAAGAAAGAAGGTCGTGGTGGAACCAGCGTAGGTCTTGGTTCTGCAAGAAGACTTGCCGCTGGTGGTCAAGCAAGCGAACAATTTGTTCGTAAAGTAGCAATGTATTTCCCAAGACATGAGGTTGATAAACAAGGCAAAGGCTGGAACCCAGGGGAAGATGGTTATCCATCAAATGGAAGAATTGCTTGGAACCTTTGGGGAGGAGATGCTGGCTGGTCTTGGGCAAGATCTAAAGTTAACCAATTAAACAATTGCACCACAAAAAAAATTGATACAATTGAAAATTCATGTTCTTGTGGATGTGGTTCTTGTGAAGAACTTAATAAAGAAACTGCTTCTGTAACTACTGAAAATGTTGCAATTAAGAATCCTACACAGGGAAGTCTAAAACCACAAAGAACTCCAAAGTTTAAATCAAGGAGAAAAAAGATTATGAAAAATGAAGAGGAATCAATAACAGATGAAGAGTTTGTTGAAATTATGCAAAGTGTTATTGAAGAGTCAATTAATAAGAAATCTATAGAAGAAAATGTTAAATCTGAATCTGATGTAGATTTTCTTAAAATGCAAGAGATTTTATTGCAAAATGATAGTTTTTATGATAGTCTATCAAGGATAGATGAGATAGGTGAAGAAAAGTTATCTCTTCTAAAAAGGTTTGTTAACTGGCTAATCCCAGCTAACGAAAAAAACGCTTCAACAATTTCAGTTGAAGTTGAAAATGACCAAGTGGAGGAAGAAATGGATGTAAATATTCTAAAAGAAGCCCTTGGTACTGTAATTGATGAAAAGTTGACCGATTTTTCAACTTCAATTAAAGCTGAAATTGAGGCTTCGGTAAACGAGAAGCTTGAAACAATTACTAAGGGCTTTGAGGTTCAGACTGCTGAACTTCAAGAAAAACTACAGACTGCTGAGAGCGCACTCGCTGAGCAGACTGAGAAGGTTGAGGCTTTCGCTTCGGCTGGAGCAATTAAGAAGAGTGTAGATCCAGAAGATGACGGGGAAGAGGAAGAGGTTAGAAAATCAGCTCCTAAGTCTGTATGGAACAATATTTATCTCCCTCAAGACCTAATCGTGTCTTTGGGATATGAGTCATAAGGTATAGGAGGAAAAAAATATGGCAACACAGGAAGAAATTCTTTCCAAGGCCAATGAAGTAACAACAAGCGTTGTTGGTAATGATAGTGGTGGTATTCTAAAGCCAGCACAGTCAAACCGCTTCCTTGACTTCGTGGTTGATCAATCAGTCCTTATGCGTAACTCAAGAGTTGTTCGCATGAGAACCCCATCTATGGAGATTGACAAGCTTTCAGTAGGCACTCGCTTGCTTGCTAAGGCTACAGAAATTACAGATGATGGCACAAACGCCGCTGTTACCTTCAGCAAGGTTTCGCTTACCGCTGTTAAGCTTCGCCTTGACTGGAATATCAGCACAGAGTCCCTAGAGGACAACATTGAAGGTGCTTCGCTTGAAGACCACATCGCTTCTGTTATGGCTCGCCAGACAGCAAACGACCTTGATGATCTATTCATCAACGGCAACACTTCTTCAGGAAACGCACTTCTCAAGGCACTTGATGGCTTCATCAAGCTTGCTAAGGCTAGTGGTACAGTCGTTGACGAGGGTGGTAACAACATTTCTCGCGCAACATACGACAGAGTTCTACGCAACCTTCCAGCAAAGTACTTGCAGCGCAGAAATGAGCTCAGGTTCTTCTCTGGCCCAGGTCTTGTTCAGGACTCAATATTCAGCCTAGGCAATCCAAACTCAGCAACCGCTGCTACAGCAGGTGCACCAGCACCAGCATCAACAGCAGGTGAGTTGGCATACCTACAAGGTGCAATGGGTGCTAATGGTGGTCCAGGTTCAACTGGTCTTGCACCATTCGGTATTCCTCTAATTGAGGTTCCATTGATGCCAGAGACAGCCAATGGTGACTACTCAGGTGCGTCAGGCTCACACGGTCATGTTGAATTGACATTCCCAAATAACAGAGTCGTTGGTATCTACCGTGACATTACTGTTTACCGTCAGTTCAAGCCAAAGACCGACACAATTGAGTACACTCAGTACATGAGAGTTGCTGCAAACATTGAAAACGCAGATTCATACGTTATTGCTAAGAACGTAAAGATGCGTACACTCTAAGTCTAACTTAGGACTGTTATAGGTAAGAAGAGGGGCTGAAAAGCCCCTCTTTTTGCTTGTAAGGATACTTTAATGCTGATATTATATAATCATGCCTACAAATAATTCATTTACATCAGAGGATCTAAATCCAAAACCAGCAAAGAAAGCTCCCGCTAAAAAGGCTGCTCCTAAAAAAGAAAAGGAAGCACCACAGCCTCAAGGTGAGGATACCTTTATTGTTGTTTATGAAAGTGGTGCTGGATATGTTACTAACTCTGGATTCAAATTTACCAGACAAAATAACATTGCAGAACTTCCATATGAAGAAGCAATGAGACTCCTTTCTTTGGACAACTTTAGAAGACCTTCTGATGAGGAAATTGCAGAATATAAAAACTCTTTAGGTGAGTAATGTCTGGTAGCATTACTCAATATTTAGAGGATAAAGTTGTTGATCACATTCTTGGTACTGCAACATATACAAAGCCTTCTTCAGTCTATGTTGCTTTGTACACAACAGCCCCAACAAAGACCACTTCTGGGACAGAAGTTACTGGTGGTTCTTATGTAAGAAAGGTTGCTACCTTTACAGCATCATCCTCTGGTCTTTCATCTAATTCTGCTGACATTGATTTTACTTCAATGCCTACTTGTATAGTAGTCGCAGTTGGAGTTTTTGATTCATTAACTTCTGGAAATCTTTTATTTTTTAGCACACTAGATACCAGTAAATCTTTAACAAGTGGAGATACATTTAGAATCGCTACTGGCGATCTAGATATATCTATCAATTAGGTTTATAAAAGATTATGTCATATAATAATCTTATGACTAATATTAAAAATATTCTTTTAAGAATACTTGCTGTTTTCGCTGCATCTGGCTTAAGTGTTGTAGGTGCTGGTGCAATTGCAAACATTCCAATTTGGAAAGCTGCTGTAATGGCAGGTATTGCAGGTGTAGCAACTGTAATTGAAGGTCTATCAAGAGCGTTTCTTGATGATGGCAAATTAAGCGTTTCAGAAATCAACGAAGTGTTCAACAAAGTTGATAAGAAGTCAAAGCAAGATTAACTTTTCTAAATAACTTTTATCACATTATAATTATTAAGGTGATAATGTGAAATTAAAACTAAGAAAAGGTTCTTGGATATGGATTCCTCTTTTTATTTATCTTTGGGCATCTCCTTCTTTTGCTGAAGATAATCAACAAACACAAGGTCTTTATATAACTGTTTACGATAATTTAGGATACAATAACGCACCTCCACTTCCTCCAACAAACATTGCTGGAACCTTTGTAGGTTCAGATATTACACATTCTTTTGATCAAGAGCCTTGGTTTAATTTATACGAAGATTTTGTAGTTAAATATGAAGGCTATATTACAGCTCCATGTACATGCCCAGTTAAATTTATGTTACAAGCCGATGATGGCACACAATTATTTCTTAATAATGAATTAATTACTTATGACTGGTGGGATAAGGGTGGTGGAGGATCTATTAGTGCTCCAATTAATTTTATTGAAAATCAGTCAAAATCAATAACTGTCTGGTTCTATGAAAATGGTGGAGGAGCTTGGATTCAAGCTTGGTGGATGATTGATAATAACTGGGAAATTATACCAAATACAGCGTTTTCTTTAGTAGAAGTTACACCACCTACAACGACAACCGTTCCTGAAACAACTACAACAATTGAGGAAACTACTACCACAACAGAACCTCCTACAACCACAACGATCCCAGAAACAACTACAACTCAATCAACTACAACTACTACGACTATTCCTCAAACAACCACTACTACAACTGTTGTTGAGACAACAACTACCACTATTCTCCCAACAACCTTGCCAAGCACAACCCTGCCAGAAACGACAATACCAGAGACAACAATTCCAGAAACAACAATTCCAGAAACAACAATTCCAGAAACAACCACCTCCACTACAAGTCCTACAACAATACCAGAAACAACAACAACACTTCCAACAACAATTGAAGAGGAAATATTAAATGTTGAAACCGCAGAAGAATTATCTAATATTGTTGAAAATTTAAATATAGAAGAAATAACAACTGATCAAGTTATAGCAATCTTAGAAAACCCAGTGTTTGAAGAGTTAACAAAAGAAGAAGTAGAAAAAGTTTTTGAATCAATTAATATAGAAGAATTAAACGAAGAAGATAAGGAACAGCTTATTGATGTTATCAATCAAGTTTCTGATGATATTAAAGATGAATTTGAAAATGAAATTGATGTTTTTGCTGAGGGGCTTGATGAGTATGTCCCATCAGGATCTCAAGTTGATGTAAAAACTAGAAGAGCAATAATTGCAGTAACGGCTGTTACAACAACAATATCAATCTCAACTGCTGGCTCAGCAGGTGGTATGGGTGGAGGAAGTCCTTCACCAAGCCCAAGCGGAGGCTCACCAGATACTTCTGGTTCAGAGCCATCTGAAAAAAGAAGTTCTAGGAGAAGAAAATGAAAAAAATAAAATTATTTACAATTGGATTTGTATTAGCTGGACTATTAACAGTTTTAACATCTGATTCTGAAAAAAATATAACACAACTTTTTACAACAAAAGTTGCAAATGCATCTGGTACTGGAGCGGATACTATTAAATCGTTTTTAATGGCATATATTTTAATTATGATTGGAATAATGCTAATGAGTTATGTTAGGAGGAAAAAAGCATGATAAAGAAGCTTTTAAATGAAATACATGCACTAACTTGGACCCTTGGAGGAACTGGTATGGTTTTGATTACTTTGTCTGGTAATACAAGAGATTTGGGAATTAAAATAACCATTGCTTCTTTGATTATTCATCTATTTGGAGTTCTTATTAAGAAAGAAGACTAATGACTCATATGAAATATGATGATAAAATTATGTATATAAACAAAGGAGGTACCAATGGCTAGACCATACACAGGTAATGCAGATGCTCCAGCATCTGGAACCCGCCCAGGTTTAAATGGGTTTATTAAGGCTGCAACAGAGAAGCGTAAAACAATGGCAGGAGAAGTTTCTTTTTGGGGCCTTACAAATATTGGAACTTTTTCAAATCGTTTAATGCGCTCAGCACCAGCAGGTCTTACACCTGCGTCACCAGACTACAAAAAATGGGTATCAGTACATGCTACTGGTCGTGCAGTAGATCTTGGTTGGACAGATCGTGCAAAGGCAGAAGATTTTTGTCGTTTTCTTGAGAAGCATGCTGATGCTTTAGGTATTGAGGAAATTCATGACTATGACTATGTTGGTCCATCAGGTCAATGGGGTCGTGGATGGCGTTGCAACCGTAACGGTGTAGCAGGGTGGAAGATTTATGATGCCAATGATAATGCTGGCACACCAGGGGGAGACTGGATCCATGTTGAAATCTCTCCAGCAATGGCTGCTGACGAGAAGAAGGCTTATGACACATTTAAGGCTGAGTTTGAAAAGTATCTTGGTCAGAAGCGTGTTGAAGACTATCTAAAAGGTCTTGCTGAAGAAGCAAAAAAGAAAGCCGAAGAAGAAAAGAAACTATCCAAAGAAGAGCGTGAAAAGCGTAAAAAGAATCGTCAAGCCGCTAAAAAAGCACTTGAAGATAGTAAATAACGAGGTTTTTTATGGGTAAAGAAGAAAGTAGTCGTGTTAAAAGATGCGAATGCGGATGTGACTGCAATGACTATTGTGATTGTGGTTGCGAAGAATGCGATTGTTAAGGATTAATAGGAGATAAAATGACACCAGGCTCTAGAGACATATCAATATATCAGGGCGATACTTATATTCACGAATTGAGAATTAAAGACTCAAATAGTGCTAACATAAATATCACTGGTAGAACATATTCTGGTCAAATTAAGGTGAGTAAAAGAAGTTCAACAGTAACTGCTAATTTTACTGCAAATATTACAAACGCCGCTAATGGCGTAGTTCAGTTTAGCCTTACCCCAGCCCAGACTGCAAATATTGATCCTGGAACGTACTATTACGATTTTCAGCAATTAGACGGTGTAATAAAACTTACTCTAGTTGCTGGAAGTGCAGTTGTTTCTGGAGAAGTAACAAATGGCAGCTGAAGTAACAGAAGTAAAATTTTCAGATAAAGACATTACAACTCTTACGGTTACATCTTCTGATGTAACCTCTGTAAGTATTACTGCAACAGATACTACCATTTTAACATCTGCACCTGCTACAATTAATACTGCCAACTTAAATTTATCGGACAGCAACCCCAGTAATATAGCAAGAACTGCTAGCTCTGGGGTTAGCAACTTTGTAAGCAGAGCTGATCATGTCCACTCAGCAGCAAATCTGCTACTTGATGGAGGAAGCTACTAAATGGCTAATACAATTAGAATTAAAAGAAGAGCATCTGGCGCGGCGGGTGCTCCAACAAGCTTGGAAAATGCTGAGCTTGCATATAACGAAGTAGATGACGTTCTTTACTATGGTAAAGGAACAGGTGGTGCTGGAGGATCAGCAACAAGCGTACAAGCAATCGCTGGTGCTGGTGCATATGTTGCACTATCTGGTGCTCAAACAATTACAGGTAATAAAACATTTTCTGGAACAGTAGAATTAGGATCTTCTGCAACCGCTACAACCCCAGCATCAAATAGCAATAGCACAACTGTTGCAACAACAGCTTTTGTCCAAGGAATAGTTAGCAATGTAGGGGCATCCTTTACTGTTGCTGGTGATTCTGGAACAAACCAGACAATTACGGGTGGAATTGACACTCTAACAATTGCTGGCGGTACTGGTTTATCTTCTGTTGCTGGTGCAACTGACACTATTACTTTAAATCTTGATAATACAGCAGTTACTGCTGGTAACTATGGTAGCGCTACAGCGGTAGGAACCTTTACAGTTGATGCACAAGGTAGAATTACAGCAGCATCAAATACTGCAATTTCAATCGCATCAACCGCAGTTAGCGACTTTAATGAAGCCGCTCAGGATGCAATAGGAACATTGATCACAAATGGTGACAAGACTGGAATCACCGTAACATATGATGATGCTAATGCAAAGATTAACTTTTCAGTAACAAGTCAATCAATCACAGTTGCTGGTGATGCTGGAACTCCTCAAACAGTTACATCTGGAGACACTCTAACAATCTCTGGCGGTACAGCGCTCACAGCTACTGCTGGTTCCACCGATACAGTCACCATTGATCTTGATAATACAGCAGTTACTGCTGGTAACTATGGTGGTGCAGGAACTGTAGGAACATTCACAGTTGATGCACAGGGTCGTTTAACGACTGCTGCAAACTCAAATATTTCAATCACTGCTTCACAAATTAGTGATAGAGCAACAAACCTTGTAACGGGTTTGACAGGAACCGCAAATGAAATTACAGTATCAAACTCTGGTGTTGGTGCGGTAACATTGAGCCTTCCATCTAATGTTACGATTAGTAATAATCTAACTGTAACTGGAGATCTTGTTGTTAATGGTAATACAACAACTCTTAACACATCAACTCTAGTTGTTGAAGATAAGAATGTTGTCCTTGCTAATGTTGAGTCACCAACAGATATTACAGCGGATGGTGCTGGGCTTACGATTAAAGGCAACACAGATAAGACACTTAACTGGGTTGATGCTACAGATGCTTGGACCGCATCAGAGCATTTCAACCTTGCATCTGGTAAGTCATATTACATTGGGGGTTCGGCGGTACTTTCAAATACAACTTTGGGTTCAAGTGTTGTTACATCAAGCCTTACATCGCTAGGAACAATTAGTACTGGAACATGGCAAGGTACAGCTATTGGCCTTGCTCATGGTGGTACTGGCGCAAACAGTGCAAGCGGTGCTCGTACAGCTTTAGAGTTAGGTACAATTGCAACTCAAAATGCCAACAATGTTGCAATTACTGGTGGTAATATTTCTAGTGTCACCCTTGATCTAGTTTTGATTGATGGAGGCACTTTCTAAATAGAAGGAGTCCTCAATGGCTAATACAATTAGAATTAAAAGTTCTGGGCTTACTGGAAACACTCCATCATCTCTTGAACATGGCGAGTTAGCATTAAACTATGCTGATGGAAAGATGTTTTATAAAAATAATTCCAATTCTATTGTTCAATTTGGTATTGAAAGTTTTGCTCTCAATGATATAAACAATGTTACTGCACCAACTCCTTCTTCTGGTGATTTCCTTAAATGGAACGGTTCAGCATGGATAAATGATGCTATTGATCTTGGTACTGACACCGTTGGTGACTATGTTTCATCTCTTGTTGCTGGATCTGGAATTACTTTATCAAATAACTCTGGTGAAGGAGCAACTCCAACAGTTGCCTTAACCAGTAACTCCATAACAATAAATGGAACATCTATTGCTCTTGGTACTTCTGGAACAGTGACTGCAAATGCTCAAACACTTACTGGAACATCTTTAAATTCCACCGTTGTAGGATCAAGCCTAACATCTGTTGGCAATGTTACATCTGGAACATGGTCTGCTGGAACTATTGCTGTTTCATCTGGTGGTACTGGAGTAACAACAATTACTGCTAATGGTGTTTTGTATGGGAATGGAACTGGTGCGATCGCTAATACTGGTGCTGGAACTGCTGGACAGGTCCTAACAGCAGGTACTGGAGGTGTTCCAACTTGGACAGCAAATACTGGTACTGGAAATGTAGTTAGGGCTACATCCCCATCAATTACTACCTCTATTACAACTGCTAATACATCTTTTGATCTTATAAATACAACAGCGACTACACTCAACATTGGTGGTGGTGCAAGTACATCTGTAAATATTGGCAATGCTTCTGGTGTTGTAAATATTAATGCTAATAAGTTAAGTATTAATAACTCAAATGGTGCTGAAGGTGGAGAGTTGTTTCTTGCTCAACCAGCATCAAATACAACTCTTGCTGGTGGAATAACAATTGACGTTTTTCAAGATAGACTTCGTTTTTTTGAACAGGGCGGTGGTGCGCGTGGTTACTTCTTAGATCTGACTTCAGGCGCTAATGGTGCTACTACTGCAATACTTTATAATGGTTTTACAGGTCCCTTTTTTACCACATCAATTACAACTGGTAGCACCACATTTGCCTTACTTAATACAACAGCAACCACTATCAACTTTGGTGGAGCAGCAACAACTATAAACATGGGCGCAACTGGCGCAATAACCAACATTACTGGTTCTGTAACATCCACAGGTTCTATAACCGCTGGTGGACTTATTAAAACCAATGGTCGTTTTGATGCTGATGATAGCCTTGGTTTTTGGGTTGCAAGAGATAATGATGGAACCGTATTATTTCGTGCCGACACAACAGACACAGTACATAACGATGTAATCACTGGTAGAGCAGTAATCATCAACGCTGCTGGCACACTTGGTACCGCAACCTCTTCAATAAGAAGAAAGACTGATGTATCAAATTACCTCTTTGATACATCAGCAGTACTTGAACTCCAGCCAGTAAAGTTCAAGTATAAAGAAGAATACGACAGTGAAGGCAACCAACAGGACTGGCAGTACGGCTTTATTGCCGAACAAGCACAAGAAATTGGTTTAACAGAACTAGTTGGATTTAACGAAAATGGCCTACCAGATTACTTTGCATATGAGCGTTTGTGTGTCGCTCAACAGCAAGTGATTCGTGAGTTATGGGCAAAAGTAGAGGCTCTTGAAGAGCAAGTTGGATTAGCAACCTAATAAATATATAGGTATAATTGAGGTTATATGGATGAAGTAAAAATTAATACAAGTAAAACACTAACTCTGACACTTCCATCCGACCCCGCCAGCAATACGGTTTCGGTGTCCCTTTACCATGAGTTCGGGGATCTTGTCTCAGGCCCCACCAATGCGACCAGAACGGGCACAGGAGTCTATTCAATTACCTATGGGCAGGAAGCCTCTGGTATCTATACTTTAAATTCAGCGGGGCAACACAGGGCTGATTTCAAGTACACAATTGGGGGTACTCAGTACACCCAGTCTCAATATATTAATGTCTATACCCCATACATTGACTCAGATGATTTTTTCACGTTCTATCCAGAACTAGAAACTACATTCGGTACAACTTTTGACCGTAATGAAAAAAGAGCGAGATATATTATCAATGCATATTGCGGTCAATCTTTTGAGTACTATCCAGAAAAAACATTTACTCTTGATGGTGATGGATACCTAACACTAAGGCTTCCATATCCAATTTTTACAATTCGTAAAGTTACAGCAGATTTAGGCACAGACCAAGAATCAGTTCTTTTAGATATTGATGATCCAAGTGTTAATGCTATTGAAAAAGTTAGGTATCCATTCAGTTTTGAATCTTCATATGGGATTAGATTTAAAAAAATTCTAACAGACACAGTTCTTGAGCAACTTGTGGAAACATTCTTTAGAAAAAACTCTACTTATACAATCTACGGCGACTATGGCTGGAGAATTGTACCAGACAACATCAAGCAAGCTGCTGCTTTAATTATTGCTGACCTTATGAATGATGACTCTGAGTATAGAAGACACGGAATTACTGGTATCAATATGGATTCTGTTTCGTTTACAATGACAAACAAATTCTATGAATCAACAGGAAATATTGAAGCCGATGTTCTTCTTATGGACTATATTTTATTTGTTATGGATTATGTGGTGTAGTCATGTCATACAAGACATTTCTTCGCTTTGTTCATAAAGCAGATATACATGCAAGAACAGTTACGGTTAATGATGCTGGTCAAAAAATAGCAACATTTGCTCTTACTCAAAACATACCTTTGTATTTCCAATCTAATGCAACAGAAAGAAGACTTGTTCCGTATGTTGCAGACATTGATGAATTTCAGTTTTATATCCCTTGGCAATACAATTCAATCATCACCTATAAAAATAGAATTTTTAATGTAAAAGATAGATATGGAAATATTTTAGAGGCTGGTCCTCTTGAGATTACAGAGATTGAAAAAAAGACTGGTTTTGGTGGTAAATTACATCATATTTTAATCACAGCAAGAAGAGTGGTGGAAAATGCTTAAGATTACAGTTAATAAGAATGCAACTGCAATGCTAGATGCTCTTGCTAAAAAGGTTGACACATATCCAAATAGAATCAAACAAGCACAGTATACAGCAGCTGTTGCTACAGCAAGAACTATGCCAAGAAGAGTTGGTGGAATTACAAAAGGTGCTAAATATATTGAATATGATGTTGCATCTTATGGCCCAACTGGACTAGTACTAACTGCAAGACCACCTAAGAAAATTGATTCAGGTGGAAAACATAAAAGATCTAAATTCTATGCAGCAGCTACAACTTTAGGAGGAAGAAGAAAATTTGTTCTTACAAGAGCACACCTTAAAGGTAAACAATACTTCGTTCTAAGACCAGAAAGCAGAGCTCAATATGGCAAGAGAAAGAAGCCTCCTTTGACAATACCAAAAATGTTCTCAAAAGAAGATATGATTAAAGATGAGTTAAGAGACACAATGATAAATGAACTTCAAAAAGCATTTAGAAGACAAGGCTTTGGTCCAAGAGGCGGTAGGTCAGGACCAGATCTTCCTTCGTCTGGGGTTGGTAGATAATGAGTTTAGCTATATATGACGTTAATACTTTTTTGAAAGCAGACACTACTTTGGCAAATATTGCTGGTAAGACTATGAGTTTTTATCCAGTTATTGGAGATTCTGAGGAAACACCTCCTTTTGTTATTTATTATGCTACTCCTTCAATTTCTTCTGTAGAAGATTGGTGGAATAGATATGATAATGTTAGATACTGCATATATGATAGTAATGTTGATAGATTGTTAAAAATATCAGAAAGATTTTTAGTCCTTTTAGGTAGGGGAGATACAGTCTCTGAATCTACAGGGATACAGAGTAATTCAAGTAGGATCTTGTCAAGTATTTTTGTTGATTCTTCTATAGAAGAACCAGAGGAAAAACTTGGCTGGTACAAGATGGATTTGGACTTCCAAATCTACCATGTCATCAAGTAGTGTGGTAATATAATAAGATATGAAGTATACTACTATTACATATGTTGGTAAGAATCCAGGATATACCGTAAGAATTCAGGCTAAATCCTATGAATTTGAGTGGAATAAGTCTCTTGCCATCGGAAAAAGGAACGATGAAGTTCAAATTGATCACGCCAAGAGGATTTCCAAATGGCGAGACAAAAAAGGAAAAAGGATTTTTATCCTTGAATAATTAGGAGGAAAACAAAATGCCAGGTTCAAGTAATGTAACTGTAGCAAATATTGTTGTCGGTGAAGCAGAGATGAAGATCGGTACATCAAACACCTCATTGACTCTAAACGACTTTGACAGCCTCACATCTGTCGGTGGTACACAAAACGGTGTTGAGATTTCATGGGAGCCAGACATGGTTGACATTGAAGTTGATCAGTACGGTGATGCCGCTAAGGTCATCCAGTCAAAGGTTAAGGTTATGGTTAAGACCACTCTCGCAGAGGCTACCCTAAACAACCTTGCTGCAGCATGGAGCTACGACAACGCAACAGGTGGTGCAGATGTTAAGGCTAACCAAGACGGTGCAAACACAAAGACATTTATGTTCGGTGTTCAGAATGTGTACCCATACGAGAAGGCTATCCAGATCGTAGGTAATGCCCCAGGTTCAAATGCAGCATCAACACTTACTCGTAAGTTTAATACCAAGAGAGCAATTTCAATGGAGTCATCAACAATCTCAATGAAGAGAGCTGAGGCTACAACTTTTGCTGTTTCGTTCAGAATTCTCCCAGTCAGCGGAGACTCAGGTTACGAGTACGGTAAGATCATTGATCAGACTGCCTGATTAAAAACTTAATAAAGCCGTAGAGAGGGTGCCCTCAGTGTGATATACTATGACACTGAGGGTTTTCCCTTATATAGACACAAGGAGTGTAGTTTTGACTGAAAAGAATAAAGACCTATACAAAGGTGTAGAAATTGTTTTTGCTGACGGTAAGGCTAGGGTTATTAAGCCTCTAACAATTCGTCAGTTAAGAAAGTTTATGAAGGTTGTTTCAGAAATGAAGGCGACAGAGGATCAATTAAGTGATGAGGACATTGATAGAATGGTTCAGGCCGCTTCAATTGCTCTTCAAAAGGTTGAGCCAGAATTGTCAGAAGACCTTGATGCACTTGAAGACATTCTAGACCTACGCAGTTTTAACCTAATTATGGGTGCTGCAATGGGTTCTGACCCAAACTCGTAAAGGGCGATGGCTCAGGAGAAGGTACTCCTTGGGAAGACCTCGCCCTTCTAAAATACGAAGCTGAAATATTTGTAAAAATAGGCGCTTGGCAAAGCATAGAAGAACTTGAGAGCAAGATCTGTCTAGAAGAACTGTTTTTACTTTATAGAGCATGCGGTAATGAAACTTCACAACAAGTTAAAATCAGTGCTCTTGCTTGGGGTGCTGATGTTGACTTTAGTGATGATTGGTATGACCCAGTAGAAGTTGAACCTGACTATATTACTGGAGACAACATTAAGTATGTTCCAATTGGTCTTGGGTATGAAGCTCAATAAATTGCTTTATTTAAAGAATAATGCAATAATTAACCTGGTATTACTCTATGGCTACAACTAAAATTGACATACTTGTAGACGTTCTGGGCACACAGAGCATTAGGGACTTGTCAATAGGGTTAAGAAACCTTGTTGGACAAGTTAATGGCGTATCTGCTTCTACAAGGGCGCTTGATGCTCGCCAAAGGGCGCTTAATATTGCTATGGGTAGTGCTTCCTCTGAAACTGGAAAGCATGCAAAAACAGTATCAGAATTAACAAGAAATCAATCAGCGCTTTCTGGTGAAATTAGTAAAGTAAATAATGATTTAAAACTTTTAAATGCTACATACAAAGCTGGTCTAATTAATGCTAAAAACTATAAATCAGCAAGTCAAGATTTATCAACATATGGTAATGCACTAAAAGGAATTAAATTAAGAGCATTTTCCTCAGACCTTCAGTCTGTTGGTCAAAATATTAAGCGTCTTGGTAAAGACGCTCAGTTTACAGGCAGAAGCCTTATTATTGGTTTAACAACGCCAATGCTTGTTTTTGGAAGAACAGCTTTGTATTCAATAATGGCCGTTGACAGAGAAACTGTAAGACTTACAAAGTTGCTTGAAAATAGTGCAATGAACTTGGATCAAGCATATGTAAAACTTGGAACAACTACAGGCGAAATTGCAACAAAACTTCAATCAACCAATCAACAAGAAATTGAAAGTGCAAAAATTCTACAAGAAAGAGCTGACGCGATGCTTGAATCTTATAGAAAATTAAATGCAGAAATTCAAAGACAATCTTTATACTTTGGTGTAGCACAAGAACTCGTAACAGCAGTTGCTGGAGACTTTGCAGAATTAGGTTTTGCTGCTAATGAAAGTGTTACGCAACTAGCAGAACTAACTTTCAGAATGGAAAAACTAGGCAGTCTAGATACTTCTGCAAGTCAACAGTTTGTACAGTCGGTTTTCCAGCAAACTGCAAGAGTTGCTGATGCTTCTGGAAGACAATTTGAGTCAGCAGCTGAAAGAGAGGAAGTCATAATCGGTGCAGTTACTGCTCAATTAGCAATGTTCAACACAGTTGAAAACGTAACAGCATTATCTCTAAGAGATCTAGCAGACGCATTCCCCGAAATGTCAGCTGCCGCTACATCCTTTGGTTTGTCAATGACTGAAGCCGCTGCATTGCTTGCGCCTATGAAGGCTGCTGGTTTTGAAATCGGTGCATCTGCAAACTCTATTAAAGTTTCTTTGCAAAGACTTGTTGCACCAACAAAAGCCAACCTTGACTTAATTAATCAACTTGCAGATAGTTATGCAAAAGATCTTGGAGTAGACGCTGTAAAGCACTTTGAAGAAGTAAAAGGTGCTGGAATTGACTCACTACAATCATTAGTTGATATGTTTATTGCTCTTGATGACAATGGTAAAAATACTCAAGCAACAATGGAATTTTTTGCAAAGATTTTTGGTGTTAGACAAGGACCAAGAATGGAGAGATCAATTGCAGAACTTGCAATGTTCCAACAAAGACTAACTGGAATAAACTCTGGCGCTGGAAATACTGAAGCAAAAGTAAGGGAAGTTTTTAATACTGCATACCAAGAAGCACAAAAAGCAAACGGTGGTTCAATACAGCTAGTCAATACAATTGAAGATATAGGTATTGCAGCAAGAATTGCAACAGCCCAAGTAGGCCAAACTATTGAAGGATTTGGGAAAGTAACAAAAGCAGATATTGAAAATGCAAAAGATGCAAGACAAGGTTTAGCTGACTTTATTAAAGAAAGAAGCATGGCTGGTGAAGATGTTTTTGCTGGAATTACCACTCAGGCTGGAAAAGTATTGGTTACGCAAATGGCTGGTGCTGCAAGCGCAATGGATATTGCTGATAAAGAATTAAAACAGGTTCTTGGATCTCTATCTGTACAGTTTGATAGGTTAAGAGTTGCTTTTAAAATTACAGCAAAAGATTTAATTGAACAATTTAGACCAGCAATAGAAAAAATTATTGATAGTTTAATAAAGTTTATGGATGCTATAAGAAACATGGATCCAGCCGCTAAGAAGTTTATTGGTATCTTAGCAATTGCTGCTGCATCAATTGGTCCTCTTGTTTTCGCCTTTGGTCAGGTAAAACTTGCTGGTGGTGTGATACTTGAAACTTTTGCAAGATTCTTGCCAGGTTTAAGAAACCTTAGCATAGAATCAGTAGCTGCCGCTGGACAATTACGATTTCTTAGAAAACCATTAGTTATGGTTGGTAATACTGTATCAACAGATAGCGGTAAGTTTTCTATTTTTATTGCAAAACTTGCAAGTATGGAAAATCCTGTTGGAAGGCTCGTTAGAAAATTTGGTCAATTAAGCGGTGTTCTTAGACAAACATCAACTGCATCAAAAGAAGTTCAAACGGCATTAAGTCAAATAGGTCCAGTAACAAGAGGAAGTCAAGCAGTTCAGGCAACCCCAGGGTTTTTAGGAACCCCTCAGTTTGATAGATCAGTAGAAAATAAAACAAAAACTTTATTTAGACAGCAACATGGTTTAACAACATCTCAATATCAAAAGACAATGGCAACAATGCCTCAGTATCAAGTTACACCTGGCGGTGGATTTGTTGGTAAAACTCCATCTGGTAAATTCACAAAACTTTCAGCAATCCAAAAAAGAGCACTAAAAGTTGCTCTAAATCAAGACGATTTTGACTCTGTACTTAATAATATAAAACAACAAGCAATTGTACAAGTTTCTGATGACTATTCAAAGAAAGTTGCTCAAAACTTAAAAGCTCAAACTCCTACTAAAACTCCAGTAACAAATCTTGCAACTGCAAAAACAAGAGTTGGAGAAAATATTGTAAGTGCTAAAACAAAAGTTACAGATATGGGGACAAAAGCCTTTACTAAAGTAAAAGATGTTGGTTCAAAAGTATTAAATCCAATGGTTTCAATTGGTAAAAAAGCTGGAGATGCTTTAATGCATCCAGTTAAAAGTCTTAAAATGATGGGTGGAGCGATTCTCCATCCAATACAGTCTCTTCAAGCATTTTCTAGCATGATAATGCACTCTACAAAAGTCTTTAACGTACTGAAGTTTGCAATTATTAGTTCTGGAATTGGCCTTGTTCTACTTGCTGTTGCTGCTGTTGTGATGATTGTGATGAAAAACTTTGATAAGTTTAAGAAAGCAATTGAACCAGCAATTAAAGCATTTAAAGATACTTTCAATATTCTTAAAGAAGCATTAATGTCAATAATTCAGCCATTCCTTGACTTTATTGCTGGATTTATCTCTGGATCAGACAAGGCTGGCGGTGCAGTAAATGGAATTGCTGCTGTTATTAACTTCCTTGCTAAACTTATCAAGGGTGTAGCAAGTGTTATTGCATTCTTAATGAGGAATGTTGTTGCCAAGGCCATAGGCTTCATATTAAAACCAATAGCAGCACTTATTAGAGGAATTGCTAATTTTGTAGGCGGATTTATAAAAATCTTCAAGGGAGACTTTATGGCTGGCATAAAGCAAGTCCTTACTGGAATCGGACAAGCAATTATTGGTCTTATGGGACCATTTGCCCATGTCTTTAGATTTATTGTTCTAGGGTTCTTGCAGGTTGCTAAAGCAGCAGCATGGGTAACAAGTTGGATCCCAGGAGTAAAAAGTCTAACCAAGGGGGCTGTTAGCGCTCTTGAAGGAATTCTTGGATTTATTGATGACGCTATGAAAGGTGGTGATGGTGAAAAATTAGTAGAATCAGCAACTGATGGAGCTGAAGAGGATGCTAAAGATAAAGGTGAAATTATTGGAGATGCTTTAGGTGAGGGCATTGAAGAGGGAGTAGGTGGTAGCGCAGGTTCAGTAGGC